TTACTTACGGAAGTGCGTACTAGATTGAGATTGTTGTTTATCAACTTGTTCTTGCTCCACTTCCGCTCGTAACCCGATAAAACTATAGAACCAATCCATGAGATACGCGGGAGCGTTATCCACTTGGTCGGGTGTCCAATGGAACTTCTCTGCTGCTATGAAGTAGAGCCATTCTTCGTCTGGATAAACGAGGTCTGGTCGCCTCTCGAAGCCTTGAAGATTACTCTTTAGTCGTTGGAGTTGGTTGTAGGCGCTTTTGGGTCTTTTACTGTTTCATCATCTTTGGTTGGGTTTGGAAACAATACTTTCTGCGCTGCTAGTGCTTCCTCTTGGAGCGCATCGTAATCGGCAAGTTCCAATTCATCGAGAATCTCAATGTTGATAGATGGGATTACGAGGTCAAGTGTCCAATCTTCAACCAAGATAGCGATGAGTGCGTCAATAAGAACCACCCCACGCATAACGCCTTCATCTTCTTTAGACATTGTGCGGAAAGCCAACTTGCGGTCTTTCTGCTTAATTGTCTTAGGGTCGCGTAGTTTTACTGTTGCCTTAGTGATAGGTAATGTGATTTCTTTGTGTGACATGTGCCTTTTCCTTCCGTAGTCGCCTTCATGAGTTGAGGTAGTAGGGGCAGAGAACTGCGAGGAAGGCGACTGCGTTCGTCAATGCCCCTACTACGATTGTCCTAAGAATTACTGGTATGTACCAGAAGTCTTAGCGTTCTTTAGTGTCCACTTGATAGGTGAGTATCCAGAGGTTGCTCCAGCATCAGTTGTGTTACCGATACCGTTAAGGTCAATCATAACCTGTACGAAATCCTTAGAGCGGTCAACTACGGCTGCTGTGTAAGCACCCTTAGTAATGTTTGCCATAAGTTGAACGGCTGTTGTGCCACTTCCGTACGACCAGTTAATGTTGATGGTTGGTTGGGTGTTTGTGAGGAAGTTAGTCAACTGGGTATCGGCTTCCATAAGGAAAGTGATTTTGCCAGTTACTTCCAACGCGCCTAAGAACACTTGGTAAGGGTTCTGAGTTCCAGCGATACCAAAGATAGGTGTTACTGGACGCTTCATGTCAATGTTTCCATCAACTGCGTTAGCAACTGCTGTACCACCGATAGTTACAACTGCTTCCCATGTTGGGATAGGCAAGACAGTTGAGAATGAAGGGGTTGGAGTGCTTGCTGTTGCTGAAAGCCATCCAGTTGCTTTGGCTGTGTAGTCAAGCAATCCCTCGGCTGTGAACTTGAGCGAGAAGTCAGAAATCTGCTGACCAGCGTATGCGCGCACATTAGCAGCATAGAAATCTGTCAATGTGAAAGCAGTTGGTTGAGCATCTGCTGCTGTGGTGCTTGCGTTCTTAAGAGCAATAGTGTGGGTGTATGGAGCAGATGCGCCAGTTGTGGCTACATCTCCAAGAAGTCCAGCAATCGAGTAACCGATAGTGTCTGGAAATACAGGTCCACCAAAGTCAAAAGTTGAGTAACCACGACCCGCGATGTAGGCATAGTTCTTAACAAGACTACCGCGCAAGCCCTCGTCAAAGAGAGGTTGGTAGATGTCTGCTGGCTTGAGTGATGAGGCTGTGACAGGAATGAAGTCAGTTGGAGTAACTGCTGTTCCTTTTGTGGCTTCCTTGGCGATGCCAAGGTAACTACGATGTGTATTTTGTACGGACATTAGTTCACCTCGCTTGGGGTTGAGTCAGGTGTTACTGACGGAGTGGCATCAACCGCAGGCGCGGCAGACTTCTTGTTGGTGGCTGGAGTTACCCCGAAAGCAACGAAATCATCTGGGGCATCAAACGCGTCACCCTGTTTAACAGTTACGGAGAGCGTTGGAAAATCCCGCTCATCTTCGCCGTTGTATTGGAACTTACTCACGGGTTCTCCTTTAGGCTTGAATCATTTGGGTTACGGTGAATCTTACAGCAGCCCAAGTTTCTACGGCTCCACCTTTGAGTGTTTGTGGCACATCGTAGGTGACTATTATTCCCGGTTCTGCTGCTTGCCAGATAACTGAGCCATCTGACAATCCTAAGCGGTGTCCACCACCGCGTAATTGCGCCTTTACGCCGTCAATAATCGCATCAAAAGAACTCATAGCATCAACAGCATCTCGCTCTAATGAATGGTGGTAAATCTGTAAGTCCACATCGTAGTCAATTTGCTTCCAGCCTGAGTAAGCACCACCAACTGCAACGCGACTTTCTCTTTCACCCGCGATAAATACGATACCGATTGCGCGTGACAACTCACCAGCAGCAGAGTTAAGTTGAAAATCTCCATGCTTGGGAAAAGTTGTAACTAACTGGTTAAGGTCTGGAATAGTTGCTTCACTAAGCCAGTTAATAACCGCAGTACGGACATCACTTCTAGCCATTTATCTAATTCTCCTGTAAGGCAAGAGAAGGTCTTGCGCAAGCATTAAGTCCTCGCCAATATGTTGTGAGCCAGCAGAAGCCTCGCCCGGACGAGAACCAACTGTCATAGCAAGAGCGTTATCTCCACGAACTTTTAAGAACGCAGTTGTCGCAAGAATTGCTGCTTGCTTTACTGCTGGTGGAAGTGCTGAGATAGAGATACCGCTTGAGTGCGAGTAGTTAAGAGTGCTGGTTAGCGGGACAGTAGTTGAGCCAAAGGTGTAAGTTTGAGCAACAGTTACAAGTTCACTATCCATACCATCGTAAATCTTAAGAACTTGTCCAGCAACGATACCTGTAGCATCTTGGACAGTAAGAGATGACTGACCCGCAGTTGCTGTGTTAATAAGAGCGTTTGCGTATCCGTTTACATAGGTGTAGTTGACATAGACAGTTGAGCCCGGACTTCCCGGAAAGCCAAACTGTAAAGGTCCTTCGGATGTGTAGGTATTCATGAGATTTGAGTAAGGAATGATGATTTGAGTATCTTCAATCCATGCTGTAGATGGGTCAGCGATAGCAGTCATCTGACCAATAATCGTGCCGTAGTTAAAGGCTGTGAGAGCAATAATTGGGCTGTAGCGAGGATGGATAATGATGTTTCCATCACCTTTAATACGAGTACGACCCTGCTCGGTTTCAGTTGTCGCACCTAAAACTTGGTTGCAAAAGGTATCAATCCATGACGAAGCGCGAGCGATAACATTCTCAAGTTCAGCATCTTGGGCTGCTTGGTTGCCACCGACTACAAGGTTGTCAATGTCTATGCCTGTGGGAGCATCTTGGAACTCAGTAAGAGTCAAGTAAGGCGTAGAGAATTGGTGAGTTTGCGGGTTGATACCTGTTGCCATTTACTGCTCTCCCTCAATCGTTGAGTCCATCTGTATGTCTGTTGTTTCGTGTTGGCATCTACCGCACTTGCGAAAGAAGCCATGAAAGCCACAAGCACTACAGATAAATCCAGAACCAGCAGTTGACGCGCCACCAAGTAAAGATGCTTCAATGAATCCTTCTTGCTTCATGTGGTTCGCGTGTTTCTTATTCTCTACGCTATACACCCCACCCTTATCTGGGCGATAGATGCGCTCGCGTGTTTCGGTTTCAATCTTAACTTCCCGAACGCCTTTGTCGGGTGCTACTAACCTTGCCATTCATTTTCCTTCCTACTAAGAAAGGGGGAAGCCCTAAGACTCCCCCCTCTCATTCATTCAGTTGTTAAGCGGCTGTGATTCCTGAGACAACGCCATTCCAAGCAGGTGCGTAGCAGAAGAACGCTCCACGGAAGTAGGTTGAGAAATCGTAGGTTTGCTGATTTACAGGCCAGTTTACGCCCATGTAATCTTGAACCATAACGTTAGCCCAGACATTAGAAACTTGTGAATCTGGGATAGGCAAGGTGTAAGAAAGAACAGGAGCAACACCTTGTGGCAACCATGGGTGAACAGTCAAAGCGACTTGCTTACCTGTGATTTCGTTGATGAGTGTGTCAACTACTGCGCCACCTGTGTATCCACCAACATCTGATTGTTGGAGATTGATACGGTAGTTAGAACCAGAAGCGTTCTTAATCGCATCTGACAACTGACGGCGGTCTGCACCATTGAGAAGGATCTCATCTGGGTCAGCCTTTACGGTGTTGTAGAGGTTAGCGAATACTGTCTGGAACTCAACGCCTGGGTTAGAGGTTGAGAATGTGCTTGCGATGTTGTTGTTGTAACCTGAGTTAGCACCAAGAACAGTAGCAAGGATTCCGTCATAACCAGTTGCGTAAGCAGAGGTATCGGCTGATGCGCGAGAAGCAAGAGCACCTGTTGTTGTGAATGGTGCTTGGTTACCAGTTGCGCTTGTTCCTGTTCCACCAAGTGTGAAAGTAAGGCTTGTTGTGCGACCTTGGTAGTGAGCGTTAGCAACACCAGTACTTGTACCAACATAGATGTTGTATCCAAGTGCGCCTGTGATAGCGGTAGGAATTGTGATTGTAAGTGCTTGGCTTGAAGTTGCTTGTGAAGCAACTGCTGAAACGATTGACTCACCAAAACCAGAACCAGAAACACCAGCGTCAGCAGTGTAGTAAACATAGTAAGTTGCGTTTGGAAGCGCAGTTACTGAACCTGATGCTGATACTGCTGCGAGTGTTGGAAGTGTTGGAGCAGAGCCACCGTTGAGTGCGCCTGAGTAACCAGAAGCAGTACCACGTGCCATGAGCATCATGCGCTCTTCCATCAACATCGTTGCATACAAAGTTGATTGAGATGAGAGTTGACGAAGGTCTTGGTAACCCATGCCAGAGAACTGAGCATCCCATGAAACTTGGTCAGATAGACCGTAAGTGCTGTATGGGATGGTGATGTCATCAGCAGAGTAGGAAATCTTAGGTCCACGAATAAGGGCTTGTGAGCCGAATGTTGTGGTTGTTGATTCTGTGATGCCCGGCCAGATGTTTCCTTGACCGCCTGTACCTGTACCTGTGTAACCTGTGATGCGCTTTACGCGGTGTGCTGTACCGACACCCTTCATACGCACAATCTTGTTACGGAGAGGCGTTGGGCGAGGTGTGAGCAACTTAGCAGGTGCTTCGAGGTCATAAGCAGCAAAAGAGGTGCTTAGAGGGGTTGTAAGGCTGATGTCCTTAACGATGTCTTGAGAAGCCTGTGACTGGATAGCAAGTGCGCTGTTGAGAGCAGCAAGAGCATCTGGAGCCATTGACTTGTTAGTTGCAAGGCTTTGGAGAGCAGAGAGTGGGTCGTTAGATGACTTGTTGAAGTCAACTGAACCACTATTAATCTGCATCATTACTGATGGGTCATGGGTCGCGTTAGCAAGCGACTTAGCAATCGCGCCATCGAACTCATCTTTGCGTTGGGCGAGTTTCTTTGGTGAAGCATCACCAAATAGTTCTTCTACGCGTGGTTGAGAGAGAGCCATTGTGTTTCCTTTCTTAAGAGGTTGGGTTATTTGGCTTGCTTCTTGGCTTTAGACTCGAAATCTTCGGCGAGTTCAAGATAGCCAGAGGCAAGTTTGCTGTCGTCAGTTGCGGCAGCCTTTTGACGATACTGAGCAGCGAGAACCATCAAGTTGTCTTGGGTAAACGCTTTGCCAGTACGGCGTGGACCGCCCGGAACTGCTAGGGCTTTGGTTTCTGCAAGTTCTGTTTCCAACTTATTGACTACCGCGCTATGTTCAGCCTTTAGTAGTTCAACCTCTGTGGCGAATACATCACTAGCACTCTTTATTGCTTTTTCGATAACCGCTTCTAGAGCCTCTGTATCGAAATCTGAACCCGTCGGTTCAGAAGACTTAGGTTGTAGGTCAACAATAGTTGCTGCTGACACATTGGCAGTTTGAGTACCGCCAGCAGCAGGAACGACTACTTGGCTTAGACCGTGATTGCTACCAACTTGGTTACATCCACATTCTAGGCACTTAGTAATAGTTTCGCTCTTATGGAGAGTTCCCTCTACTGCTTTAGTTCCCATACACTTACATTTCTCAGAGTCGCAACCCATGCTCTTAGAGCACTTGTCGCAATCGCATTCGCACTCATCGTCACCCTTAGTGACTTCGGCTGAGTCCTCTTTGATACCAAAGGCTTCGTCAATAGCATCGGCAACAGTTCCAGATAGTGACTCACCGATTGTCTGACCAGCAGCATCGGGAGTTTCACCTTCCTCTGTTTCACCAGCATAGAAGTTAAAGAGGTGCTTGAGAGCATGAAGCAAAGTGTCAATGTCATCGCGTTCGTCAGAACCTTGTGTAGCCATTTCTTGGGCTTCGGTTGAGATAAGTGTTGCGATTGCTTGGATTGCTTGGTCGTAAGCATCTTGGTCAAACTTGGTTGTGTCAGCAGCAAGAGCCTTGATGGTGGCAGCAAGCGATTCTGACTGTGAGGTTTCTGACTGTGAGGTTTCCTCGACAGGCAATTCTTGTTCTACGAGTTCTTCCACTTGGATTACCTCTCCCTTGTCAGCCTTTGCCAACATTAGTTTCGCGTTTGGGTTAGCAGGGCGGTCAACGAGTGAGATTTCAACGATAGAACCATCTACGATTCGTCCGTTAGCAGCCTTGTTGTCTTGCATGACTCGCGCACCACGAATACCGATTGAGAAGCCTTTAAGAACTCCTGCTTCGACTTTCTTAACTGATACTGGGTCAATGATAAGTGTGTTGATGTAGAAACCATCATCTTTGCTATCTAATTCTTTAGCAACACCAGCAGCAATGTTTGAGTGTTGCTCGCGGATGTTTCCACCTGTCTTAAACCATTCTGGCATCGCCTTAGCAAGCCAGCCAGCATCGCAAATCTGGTTGTCTGAGTCAATAGAGT